CATTTGTTGTTTATCTTTAAAATAACAACATATATTCAAAGCCTTTATAACCTCCCATTGTTGCACTTCCTCCCATTTGTCAACCCTACTATTTGTTAAGGAGTCTATTAAACTCCACCAGCCCCAGCTTTCTGTAAATCTGTTTTTACCTCCTTTATCTTCTTTTCGGCTTCCTCCATCAAAGAAGTTTTTATAGTTTCCGTTAAGGTTGGATAGCGTTGATAAAAAAAAACACCTATTGGGTAAGCTATTGTTATCGGCATATTGTTATAAAAGTTGTTAGCCGTTTCCCGTATTAAATCCCCGTCTATGTCAACACTTTTAAAACCGAATAACGTTTTATATACTGGTCTACAAATAACCGTTAGTATTTTATGTAAGTTATTAAATAATAAGTCTTCGTTATCTCCTGACTTTTGCAGTATTTCCATAACGCTTATATACTCTCCAAATAACATTTTTTTAGCGTCTAACTTAAACTCGTACCATTTACCTCCAATTAAAAACCTTCTTTTATTTAGTTGTTTAGGTAAAGGATCATTTAGAAACGACATCTTTTTAACTAATTTGTGAAAGTCTGGTATTGTTACGTTTCTAATTTCTTCCCTTTTTTTACCCGTTAAAACACAAAGAATATTAATTACCCTTTTAATATCGTCTTCTTTAGTTTGTAGTATTGGTCTTAGTTCAATGTATTGACCTAACGTTATGTCTTCCCAGCTGGTAGGTATTTTAAGCTCCATAGTCTATATATATAAAATTTTTTAAAAATAACACGTTTAACAAAAATATTTTTTTTCTTATATATCTTTTCTTTTCTTTTCTTTTCTTTTCTTAATGCTTTAGCAAAATGTTAGCAGTACTTAAGCAACACTTAAGCAGTACTTAAGCCATACTACAATTATCTGATAGCATACCAACCCCGATTATGTTTTTTAAGGTGTATTAACGCAACGTATCTTAATGCGTCTAGTAAGTGGTTAAATTTGTCAATTGGTTTGTTTAATGAATTACCATTTTTGTCAGTAGCCCATTTATAAGACCTAAACTCTTTACGCAAATTAGAACCGTTAACAACCTTTATTTTATAACGTTTTAAAATGTCTATTCCGTTGTTGATACTGTCCTTGCCTTTAGTAGCTGGTTTGACGTTTAAACCTAAACGATACAATTCTTCAATAGATTTTGGTTCGGCACTATCGCAGATTATTTCTTCCCTTCCAACAATAGGCTTTAGACGTTCCGCTATGTCTTGGTTGGTAAGTCCTTTTTCGTAAAGTATTTCTTTTAAATACAATTCTTCACCACGTTTATAAACACTAACACAAGCGGTTGGATCTAAACTATATCCCCAATCTAATCCATACGATACTAAATCACATTCAGGCATTGTATCGACATACTCAACGTTTTCGTATATTAAACCGCTAATATTACCGTATTCACCAAGTCCGTATATCTTCCAAAACTCCTTGTCGGTTTGTTGTAGGTATTCAATTTCTTTAATTAAGCTTTTAGGTAGGTAGGAATTGTTTTTGTAATTACTTACAATTACCTCAACGTCACCAACTTCCGCAGCTCGTTTAATTTCTAGTTCCTGGTTAATCCACACTTGTTCGTCATCTGGGTTGAAGTCTAAAAATATTTTGTTTTCAGTACGCATTAACAACTGGAAAAACTCCTTTTTATATTCCAATTCGTTGGCTTCGTTACAATATAATATGTTTCGCTTTGCTCCCCTTAATTTCTGTTGATCGTCTGCGCCTATAAACTCAACCATTCGCTTTCTAAACTTATACGTTTTTTTGGTTTTGTTATGGTCAACCATATTATAGTAACCGTTCTGTTTTAGTATTTCCTCGAAATCCCTTATTATTGTTCCGTCTAGGTTGGTTCTATACTTACGGACAGAAGTCCAAATTCCATCAGCTAAATATAGGTCTTTGCCATACATCCCACTAATTAACCATAACGCACAAATTTGGTTTAAAGAATAGGTTTTACTAGAACGTGTTCCGCCTCTGTTTACTACTATTTTGGCTTCACTAAAATAATTTTTATCAAATATCTCCGTTACTTCCACGATTAATTACTACTTGGATTTCTTTGACCGTTTGGTCTATTTGTGTTTTGTCAGGTTCGTTTAGTCCGAACATCTTTGCCAAACTATCAAACGCCCCACGATAGTCCGAACCCTTAACCATTTCCTTTAATAAATAGAACTTTTGTTTTTCGTCCTTAGAAAGCTTTTCTTTTGACGCTAGTACCATTAGACTACGCCAAGCGTTTATTATCTCTAAATAGCCCTTAGCAACGTCAGAACGGCTTATTTCGAACTTGTCCGCCTGTTGTTTTCTTAAGTGTTTGATTATTACCGATATATTACCATTGTGTAGTAGTTCGCTACCCTTAACCGCACAAACTTCGTTAGAAGTCGTTGGACGCACATTATAAGCCCTTCTATACGCTTCTGCTGAATTACCACAGTCAACGTATTCTTCTGCGAACCTTCTTTGTTTTGGTGTTAGTTTTATGTTTGGTAATTCCTTCAATTATTAAAAATATTAATGCTATTATATATCCTCGCATTGTTTAATTAATTCCTTTACCCATCTAGGTAAGTCTTGTTTAGTTTCCCTTATGTACTTTAATTGCTCTATTTCCCAACTGCTTTTGTATTTGCCGTTTGAGTGTTCTAGTACTTCCTGTTCTAGTTTCTTTATTAGTTGGGAGATCTTCACTATTTGCTAAAACGTTTAAAATAAAATTAGTAGGTAAAAACCGCCATTTTTTTAAGGCTTCTATATAACGTAAGTAAAAGCTAAATTCTTTATAGCCGTGTTTTTCTTTATAGTGTTTTATTTCTTTTTCTGAAAGCATTATTTTATTTCTGCTAAGTCTTTTACGTTTACTTTAAACTTTCCTTTGTTGTCTTTTGAGTGACTTACTAAAGCGTATTTGGGTGTTAAGCTTTTTATGTAAACCCTATTACCGTTATATGTTAGTCGTCTTTTCATTAGTTCCCTATCGTAGTAACTATTCCAGTTTTGTATTATCTCCATCCTCGTATATATAAGCTAAATGTAATAATTTAATTTCGTTATAATTTAAGCTAATGGTTGCCACGCCATTAATTGAAAAAAATTCTTCTACTTCCCCGTCCTTTTCGGAATAGTAATAAAGCCCCTCTTCGTCTACGAAATAACCGTAGCTAACTTCTTTTTTTAGTTCTTCTTTTGGCATTTGTAGTTTTACGTTTGGGCTTCGGTTTTGGTTTCTCTTGTTCTGCTTTTATTTTGCGGTCTTGCCAACCTATTAGCATATTCATATAATTATTTACGCAAGTTGAACAACCCCAATTAGGAACTAAGTTACTATCTATTTCTTTTAGTATAGGGTTTAAGTTTTCTTTTAACCAATTTAAATGGCATTGGCTAGGAATTACTTTAACTTTTCGGTAAATGTTAATTACATCGTCTATTATCATAATAATCTTCTTTCTATAATTCTTAAAAATAACGGGGAAACTAAATAATAGAGCTGCCCCGTTACGATGGCAAAAAGTAAGCTTAACCAAAAGGATAAGCAAAAAGAACAATTTAACGGTTTGAAATTAAACCTTACCCCTAAGATAGGCAAAATATAATCTACAAACGTTGTTGCAAAGGTACAAATTAATAATATATCTATTATTTTATCCATAAAATTCGTTTAAAGTCCAATTAGTTTTTATTTTATCTTTTAGTCTGTCAATCATTTTTAGTAAACTAGAGTAGTGTATTTTTGATTTTTTGCTTAAATCTGTTCTTACTCCCCTACATTCTATTAATTGACTTAATAACTTTTTGTCTACTTCGTCCAAAGAGTTTAATAGTTCCTGAAGTTTTTCTTCCTTAAAGCTTTCTTTTTTGTAGGTTTCCGAGCCTGTAAGATCGTTAAAAGTGTTTGGTAGTATATAGGTTCGATAATACGGTGAGTTAATCGATAACAATTGATAGACGCAAATTTTATATATATAGTTGTATAGTTTATCTTTTGCCTTTAAATCTAAAATAAACTCCGTTCCTTTGTTGAATAGTGCCAGAAAAACCTCTTGTATGTAATCGTCTAAAAAAGGTACGTTGTAGTGTAAGCCGATATTTTTAATATATTTTCTAATATCTTCTATTTCTTTGTTGTTTGGCACTCTGCAAAATTAATAAATTTTATTTTCAGTTGCTTTTATAATTTCAAGACAAAGGGCTTTAGGGATTTTACTTCGTTCGTAATTATCTTTTAACCCCTGTGTTCCTGTTTTAGAACCTCTTGGAGCTGGTTCGTGGTGGCATTTTGTGTTTCCGTTGTAACATTTTGGAAGCGGTTTCCATCCATTTTGATTAAATAACGTTGCTATGTTGTTTGAAAAAATATCCGTTGGCTTCATTCTTTTATCACCATAACTACAATACGTTACTGTTGTCCTGTGTAATGGTTTCATAAAATCCATTTTTCTAAGCATACCCACAGGGTTTTCAATATAATATATACAATTAAGTTCGTTAACTAATTTTAAAACATTTTTTATTAATCTATCACTTTTTATTGCAAAATCTGAAATAGGTTGTTGGTTTTTTCTGTGGTGTGAAACAGCAGCAATTGAATAACTTGTACACGGTGGCGAAGCCCATACCATATCTACATTAAAAGGTATATCTTTTGTAGTTAAATATTCAATGTCTTTTACTAAATCAATATCTTTAAAGTTGTTTATATCAACACTAAAAACATTATGGTTTCTTTGGTCGCATATTTTTCCCAATGATCTAGAACCCGCAAACAATTCTAAAACATTCATTAATAATTTTTTACGGTATTATTCATTTCGGATTTTATAAACGATATATTTGTTCTCATAGCGTCCGCCACTCGGTAACCACTTTCCAAGAGCCTACGCAATTTATACATTTCTGGAACGTTTACGTTTGCTTCGTTGGTTGCCCTTGCTACGCTAAAGCCTTCCTTTACTTTGTTGTGTATTACTGCCTCGTAACGTTCGTGGGCTTCGGTTCTAATTGTTTCAATGTAATATAGGTAAGATGTTAAATCCTTTAAATGGTTGTTTAATTTAACTCCGTCTAATTGGCTTTTGTTATAATCTTCTATAATTTCAGCTATTTTATTTAATACTTCGTTCATTAGAATAGTGTTTGTTGTATAGTTGGTTTATAGCTTGAATCATATCTTTTATTATCTCCTTTTGGATATTCAAACACATTCATTTTTAAATTATTTTTCATTTTCTTAATTTCTTTTTTATTGCCATTAAAATATAAATATCTATGTGTTGGCTTCATTAATATTTTTCCTACTATTTTGCCTTTATTATCAATGCCTCTTCTAATATCAAATGTACTCCCATCTTCAAAAATATACTTATGTTTTGGTGTGCTTAAACCTGTATAAATCCAATTAGTTGACTGATAAATATACCCATTATGCCCTTGATTTTGGTCTGCATACGAAACAATACAAGATGGTTTCGGTAACATTTTTAAACATTTAGAAACAAAAAAAGAAAGCGTATTTTTTTCTAAACCATCATTTACAACTAATCTATTTAATTCTAATGTTAAGCATTTATATTCATTAAATACACATTTCCCATTATTATAATTATAATTAGGTGGGAAACCAAAAGTACAAACACCACTTAAAACATTATCAACATACAAACCAAAAGCATAAGAAATACTACACATTCTTTTAGCATAGTGTTTATACAATAACCATTCTTTACATTCAAAAGATTTAATTGACTTTACTTTACATTTATTTTTTATGCTCATTTCTTAACTGTTCTAATTCTAATAATAATTGCACAAATGTTTCCATTTCACAGGCTATATAATCTTTTTCAAAGTTCTTTGTAAATACTACTAATGGTTGTTTGTGTGAGCCTATGCAATCATTAGCCGACTGCTCAAGAGCCTTCCAAATATTAAGCTTTTCTTGGTTCTTACATTCCCAGTTAAACTCTGATAGTATTCCTTGAGTTGCCATAATATCGCCTTTTAGACTAAGCCCCCCTGAATTTGGGGTTCTACGAATTTCTGTTTCAAACTCTCTACTTAAATATTTTGCTACTTGCAATTCAAATCGTTTTCCTTTTTTATTTGAGTTCATCTTCTTATAGTTTTATTCGTACATTGTTTTACCTACTAACACACCTAAAATAAACACACATATAAAAGCTATTGTTATAGATATAAAGTATATAATCATTTTAATAGTGTTTTTAGTTCTTTATTTTGTTCTTTAATTCTAGTATTTAGTTTATTAACCTCAACCTTTAATGTTTCTATTTCTAAATGTTTCCTAGCGTTGTTTAATTTGGTTTCTCTCAACTCCTTTTGTACTTCCTCTAGTTTGCCCTGAAACAAATTTAATAACAGTAATACGTCACTTAAAACCTCTAGGTTTTGTAATTGTGGTTTACTTTTAGCTTTCTCTTTTGCTTTTAATATAAGTATTTGAAAACTGTTTTTAATATTAATTACCTGTAATAAATCCATTCTATATATTTAAAGGGTTAACACCTCCTAGAGTAAAGCCTAGACCGTTGTTATAATCAAACCTTAACGGATCGCCTAGCATTGTTGGACTTCCTCCAGTTTCTTTGTCTTTAACTTTGTAAACGTGTAGTTCTGTCATCATCCACAAATCAGGGTGCGATATTAATCTGTGAATACATATAAAATCGTCTACCCTATTTGGGAACACTTGCCCACCTTCACAGTCTGCTTTTCGTGGTGGTTGTATATGTCCGTTTAAAATATGGTCTGCGGGGTAAACCCTTCTAGCTGATTCGGTCTGTGGGTGCATACAAACGTAAACACTCTTACCCGTTTTATTACAGAACTCCCTAACTAAATTACAGAAAATATAATTACGTTCAAAAATAGGTGTGTTTCTTGGGTGGTTTAATCCA